CTCTCGAGCCGCGCCACCGCTAGTTGCGCCGCTACCGCCACCAATACGACCTAAGTTAATTGTTGACAATGGGTCAATATCTGTAAACGGGTTTATTAAATTCATGCCACGAATGATTAAGTTAATTGCACCAATAAACGAATTAGCCATTAACTCAAACCCTGCAATTAAACCGTTTATTACAAAATTTACGCCGTTGCGGAATGTCTCAAATTTTGTGTACGCAACTGCAAGACCAGTAACAAGCGCAGCAATGCCAATTGCAATTAACGTAAACGGATTAGCAGCCATAGCAAAATTAACCGCCAAAATTGCTGTAGCAATAGCGCTTATTGTGCCGGCAACAATTAAAAATGCTTTAGGGTTTTTTTGCGCCCAATCAGCCATGCTCTGCAAATACGGCAACACTTTTTGCAACACGGGCAACAAACCTGCACCAATGCTTTCTTGTGTTTCAGCCAAACTATTTTTTAAAATTTTAAATTGACCCGCAGCGGTGTTGGCAGACTTTGCGGCCGCGCCACCAAAGTTGTCGTTCAATGCAAGCATCACCGTGTCGAGTGACGCACCGTCTTTAATCATGCCTTTCATCTCAGGCGACAACGCCTGCAAACCTTTCATATTGCCGCCATACGCTTTTGCAAGAGCGTCAGAGACTGAACCTAAATTAGACCCAGTTGATATGGCTATATCTTGGGCAAGAGATAACGCGTCGGTAGCCTCGCCAACATTCTTTGTACCAGTAAGCAACGCAGCAAACGCTGGTCGTAACTCACTATCAGCCGTACCAGTTGCCCTCGACATAGCCGAAATCATGTCCTCAGTCGCCGCAACCGTTGCATCAGTAGCGCCAACGACGTTCTGCATCGTGTTAGCCAAAATCGCTTGTTGCTGTTCGTCCTCGGCTGCCGCTTTTGCAGCCAAGCCAAGCGCACCCGCAACCGCCGTAATTGCAGCCGCTGCAGGTACAGCCGCCTTGCGAATAGCAAACTGTGCTTTCTCGCCAACAGTCTCAAGTTGCTTAAATTCTTTAATTGCTTTGTCAATGCCTTTGCCGTCAAACTCGCTGACAATAGGTATAGATAGTGCCATAACTAAATCTCGCTTTGCACAACGCGCATAGTTTTAGCAATCATCTTTGTCATCTCAGCTTCAATATTGCGACGCGCTTTATATACAGCCGGGCCAATTAGTCGAGTGCGACCAGCGCTAACAAAACCTAATGCGTTACCTAATCTGTTTGAATTAGCGCGACCAGCCGTTTCAAAGATTGCAGCCGCTGGGTCTTTCTGCTCAATAAGAATTACGCCTACTGCGTTACGTCGAGTGTCAAAACGCATACGCACGCCGTTAATTGCTTTGGCTGTTGTAAACGGAAATAGTTTGCGATCACGTTGCACCCAGTTGTAGCGCATACCTGATAGCGGTAATTCTTTGTAAACGGCTTTGCCCGCTTGTATTGCTGGCTGTGCAATAGCGGTTGCGTCTGCCTTAAAATCTTTTTGCAGTTGCGGGTCAATTTTACGCAAAGAGTTAATCGTCTGTTTGACCCCGACAATCTCAATAGTTGTTGATGCTGGCATTGCGCTACCTCTTTTGCTTATTCAATAGCGTAATCACCGTTATCAGGTCGCGCGTGTCAAACTCGATTGTCGTAGGCCAATACCCTGTTGCAACTAACAGTTCTGCTAGTTGCCGTCGGTAACTGCCTACGCCGTATGGTTTGGGTCTGTCTCGTCTATTGCCTCAATCGTCATGTTTGGGTTTTCTTTAACCCAGTCACGATATGTTGCAGGCATTTTTTGGCCGCTAAGTTTTAGCAAATTGTATGCCCAGCAAACTAGATCGGTGTAGCCAATACCTTTGCCGTCACTAATTTTGCGACCCTCAGTTTTTTCCCATTCGCAGATAACAAACATATTTGTTGTTAACTCGACTGGCTGTACGCCGTCTTGTAAATCTACTTTAAGTTTTAATCGCATTGCCTTGTCCTGTTCTCGGCCAGTTATGGCGCGTTAGATCACGTTACGTCAACTGTGTATGCGCCACCCATGAGTTCAATGTCGTAGGTAGCCAACTCGCCCAAGTTTGCGTTAATTACTGGCAACGCGCTTAGGTAAGTGTTTGTCAATTCAAAGCCCGGATTGGTTGCGCTGTTTGCGCCGCCTGCTGGGGTTACTTTGATGTAACACTTTGTGCCAACAAGTACTGACAACAATGCGTAACTCTCTGTCGCTGCAAACGATGCATAAAGAGTTAACGTTGCGCTGTTTGATTGCAGGCCAGCGGTGTTAGTGCGTGCAGTCGAGCCAAACGCGGTGTCTTCAAGTGCCTCAACAACGTAGTTAACGGTTACTGCCGATACCTGATCGGTGATGTCTGTAGTCGCAGCGCTTGACGCGCCGATAAGCACGACTGGGTTTGAAAGATAGGTGCTAGTTGCCATTGTGATACTCCTTAGGTGTCTTTATAGTTTTACCATACCGCAACGATATGCGTGTGTATGCTCACGCTGACTGCGCTTGCAAGCCAACTGCCACGTCATAACACGGATACTCTTGCCCGCCTATGTCGAGTGTGCCGGGTCTGCCCGACATTGCGATAACGCTTGAGCCAAGCACTAGCGCGGTAATCTGCAAAATCTCACGCAACACGGGCAACCCTGCTGGGCCGCTGCCAACAATTTTTATCGGGTAGTCCATGCGTACAATGTTGCCGTTGCCTGCGATAGTTGTAAAACTTGGCGCTGTAATAAACACACAATTAGGCACAAGTTTTGTCGGGTCGTTTACTACTCGTAAGCCCGTTACGGCTGTCAGCGTGGCTGTTAGATCGTCTAGCGCCTCGTTAAACAGGTCTGTGTACGGTGCAGGCACTACGCCACCGCAGGTCGGTCAATACCTAACAACTGTTTAACGATCGGTGTCATTGACTGTTGCGGTGCTGTACCCATGTTGTCAAACGACGCAAACACGTTTTCTAGACTGCCTCGACTACGCCACAACGCCGCGCAATACATAATCGTGCCAAGCGTTACGTCACCGCTAGGCGACGTGCTAAGACTGTCGTTGTACCCTGCCTCAGCGCGACGACGACTGCAAAACTGGTTGCCAGCGCTTACGGCCTGAGTAGCCAGCGTGTAATCGTCAGACGGATTAGTGATTGACACGCCAAGATAAGTGACAAGGTTCGCGACCGTAACCCAAGTACAAGTCGGTGTGAACGCAACTGTGCCGGTATAGATCGCAACAAATTCAACGTCGCTACCCGTGCAAGCAAACAAAATTTGGTTAGGTACTGCGACATTGACGTTGTAATTGAACTCGCCTGTAATGCCGTCAACGCCTACGTACTGATATTGGGGGCAAGCCAACACGGTAAACGTGCCATTAAACGGTGCGCCCAAACTGCCTACAACTACGGTGTCGCCAACTTGTATGTCGGTTGGCTCAAGCGTAGATATGCAGGCGTAGTTATCTAGTAACTGTTTGCTGGCTGTTGAATATGTTGCCATAGCGGTTTATCCGCTACCCGATTAGCCGCTTACGACGATGTATTTAACTTGATCTGAGTCAGCAATAAACGTTGATACGTAACCTGCGTACGAGAAATTGCGACCAAGTGTTGACGGCAACTCGACTGACATTAGGCCGCGTACTTGCTCATAAAACTCAATTGCTGTACCGCGTGCAACAAACAAAGTGCCTGCGTTAAAGTTGTTGTCAACAACTAAATTAAGACCAAACGGGTTAAAAGTGTTTTGGACTGTGATGTTTGCTGTACCAATACCGTTTACGCCCATAAGTCCAGCGGTTGCTGTGTATGGGAATATTGGTCGTTTGTCGCCGTCTAACTGTGAACCAAGTTTTTTCCAAACATCAGGTGATACAAACACGTGGTCAGGCAGAAAGTTTGTTGCAGTTAAAATGTCAGTTGCTGCGTCGTACATTGCTGCAATGAGCGTTGACGGATCGTTTGCTGTGACAGTCCATGTCGAGCCTGACGCGCTTGCAGCTGCAGCAATTGCGTCTGCTGCAACGTTGTCTGACGCAATCAGATATTCACCAACAAGGTCGTTCAAAATAATGTTAAGCGATGCTGGGTCTGTAAAGTCAACGTCTTGAATTGACAAAGTTACTTGTCCAGCCAAAGTTGTTTTACTGACGGTGTTGCTAGCGATAACCATTGTGGTTGCTGACGCTGCAGCAAATTCACTTGATTGCGCCGCTACTGATGTGTGCGTAGTAATCGTTGGGCGAATAAATGTTTTTGAAGCACCACCATTTGGCATTGCACGCGCACCGACTGCTGCGACAACTGGTCGAATGAAGTTAAGGTCTTGAAAAACTGGCCCAAGTACCGGTACTGGCAACAGACCGGGTGTATCGGTTGTTGCAATGTCACCTGCGGCGGCTTGCAACGCTGATTGCTTTGACTTGACAAACTCTTGTGTCGCGCGTGCAACGTTTTCAAATGTTGTGCCGCCGATGTGCATTGCTGCCATGTATTCGCCCGGTGTTGGCAAATTAAATTTACGTGCAGGTTGCGCCCACAATTTTTCTGTGGTTGCCTGTGCTGCCTCAACTACTGTGGTTTCGTTTTTGTCGCTCATGTCTGTGTCCTTTGTTGTGTCTTGTTCTGATTGTATAGCACTTGTCAATTCGGTTTCGGGGATACCCTCGGCAACCTCGTCAGGTTTGCTGGCCGCAACGTCTGTAATGATTGCACCGCTAAATGCGCCTTCGCTGACCAGCGACAATTCTTGCCAGTTAGCCGCCTCAACAATCATGACGCCTTCTTCGTCGTAACTGAACTTTGTTGGGGTTACGCCTACCGATACAGCGTCAATAACGCCGTCGTTTGCCAGCGTCAAAGCTTCATCGCCTAGTCGAGTGGCGCTGATCTTGGCCGTAAACATCATGCCCTGTGGCGTGTCCACTCGCTCAACTACTTTGCCGACAATCTGATTGCTGTCATGCTGCATAAATAGTTTCGGGTCGCGCCCCGTGACTGGCAACGACCCTTGCAAAAATCGTACCTTAGTACCGTCATTGACGGTCGCTGTTTCGTCGTATGTGACGGCTACGCCTGAGATTGAGCGCGACGGCAAGCCCTCTGCCGCCGCTGCATCAACCGTGATCTGTGTGGGGGTTAATCGGATCATGTTGGTGATACTACTCTTTCGTTTGTTTCTGTGTTGTCATAGTCGCCCATTGAATATTCGCCCGACAAATATTGTTCAACGTCAAATTCTACGTATGTGCCGTTAGGCAAAATGTTGTTTTGACTAAGTGTGCCAGCGATGCAATCTGCGTAGGCGCGTACGCCAAATGTCCACAAGTCCATGCGCGCCTCGGCGCTCGACTGGTACGAGTAACTGCCAACCGATACGCCTGCAAGGTATGGCGGTATGTTGCATAGTCGAGCCATTTCCATTGCTTGGAATTCTGCGCTGTCAATTAACAACATTTTGTCAGGGCTTGTAGCGGTCTCTGTGTACGACACAAACTCGTTGAGCGCCGCTGTCTGATTAGTTTCACGTGCCGCGTTAAACGCCGCTGCAAGATCGCTTAATTCTTGTGCCGATAGTGGCTCGCCGCCTGTTTGACGCAAGATGCCAGCCGGGATTGCTGACGACGAATTGCGGTAACGCGCCGCCTCAAGTTTTAGCGCTGTAGCGACGGCTGTTTCGCTCATATAAATAATGCCTTGTATTGGTGACAAAAATTGCACAACGTCGTTTGGGTCTAAACCGCCACCGTTAAACACAATGTCTTTAGACGGCGCAAACCAAACTGGCCCTGACTGATCTAACGTCTGCACCATTGCTGCAGGTAGTCGAGTGTAAGACGCTGGATAACCGTCAGCGGTGCGTGACGTGATGTACCAAAACGCGCGACCAAAAAAGAATAGGTCGTCAAATGTCCACGACATAATAAAATTGTTTGGCAATGTTGGGTCTATGCGTCGTAGCCAAGTGCGTGGCGCTAACGGCAACTTTTCCATTTCGTTGCCGTTCCAAATTTCGTTGTACATTTTTAAGTTCATACAACCGATAACGCTTGCCATGAGATCGCGCGCTCGACTGATAGTTGGCACGCTCATTGCACGATTGCGTGCCGTACCTTCAACATACGAGTAATACTGGCCGACTAGTTGTGCGCCAGCGTTGTTGTTCTGATAAAACGTGCCACCGGCTGCAGCGGCTTTAGTTGGCTGCGGTGAAATAGCCGCCTTTTTTACTGACTTGTTAAAGATTGCCATTTGCTAAGTATGCCACCAAACCATTTAGCCGTTGTGTATAGGCGACCGCCGCGAACGTAACCGAGAAAGCATAGGTAAACGGCGGTCACCCGTTTTGTATGTTAGCCACTAGCCACAACGATCATAGGTTTACCTGTTGCGGTAGGTCGGCTGGCGAGTGCAGCGCACCAAACCAAACAGCGTGCTAACTCAATTGGCCCGGGTGATCGTTGGCTAGATAGTGCGATGCTGTTTTGTGACCGTACTGCGACGGCGCGTTGTACGTGTTCGGCAAGCATATTTTCGCCTGTATGCCACAATAACTTTTCGTGAATCATGCTTTTGATGCGTGGCGTAAATTTAAGTATTTCGCCGTAGCCGACTATGGCGCGGCGACGTTCTAGCGCTAACGGCCAATGAATATCTATTGACGGGCTAATTGCAAATTTGATTGCCGTGTTTTTGGCTAGGCGCTCTACGTGTTGCAACATTTCGTCGTATGTGTCGCATACAAACTCGACTGTTACTACGGTGCGGCGATCGTCAAGCACTACGGCTCGAGTAGCAAAATAGCGGTCGTCGGTCAGACTTGTTTCTATGGCGACTGTGCCACCGTCAGGCATCGGGTCTGTGTATTCCAACTCAGGCCACAAACCCGGCTGTATCCATGACTTGTCTGACGCAACCCAAAGATTGCACGACGCTCGTAAGAAACTTGCGCGGTCAGGGTTTTCGCTCTCAGCTTCAATCGTTTTTAGGGTAAGCGTTTTGCCTAGCGCTGGGTTAGCCCAACCCCACGCGCGACTGTCCATAGGCGATATGTCAGGCGGCGGCGACCACTCCGCAAAGTACAGCGATGACGGCTCAGCACGATCTATAGACCTAAGACCTTGTTCCCGCCAACGTTGCATTGCGGTGCTTGCCTCTGTGCCTGCCGTTGACCATGCCGACAACAATGGCGAACGTCGAGCGCGCTGCGCTGGTAGTAAACCGCCGTCAATAACCGTTGACCCAATATCCCAAATCTCGTCAGCCACGATCAAATCGCAAGACATACCGTGACCGACACTTGAGTTGGCTGCACGAATAAACCATTTAGACCCGTCAGGCATAGTGACTTGATTACGGCCATAAGACCGCATAAGTTTTGCGCCAAACCTAAGTTCAAGAATGTCGGCAAGTTTGTCGTACAACATGACTGCAAGATCTAAACGATGCGCGGTAGATAGCACGGTTTGCGGTAGCCCCCGGTGCTTAGGCATCTCAGTCAGCCACCAACCAACAAGCGCTGTCAACGCAACCGTCTTACCGTTCTGACGCGCCGTAGAAACCATAGACATACGATGCAAAAAATCCCCGTCGCCGTCAAACAACAACTGACCGTCTAAAACTCTTTGCTGCCAAGGCATTAACTCCATGCCAAGGTGCTGTAAAGCCCAGCCCCCCACCTCAGCCCCAAACGAACCTGACGCATCAGGCCACACAGTCTCGAGCCTCGGCTGATCTCGGCCAGTTACCGCCAGTTCAGGCTGATCAAGGTCATCTGAGATAATCC